GTTGGGGTTAAAGGCATAGAATTGTTCCCCCGAAGGGGACGAACTCTACTCCTTGTACTCAGATCGCCAAATATCGGCGACGGAGTAAGTGTAGCCTACCTTCACGAGATTTCTACTCGTTACGGTAAATCTGCTTCCTGAACCCGTAAGGTGTACGTCACCCCACTTGACATTGTGCCAAGGGGATGTGACTGCACTTTGCCCACGCAAGTCGTGCATCAACTTCCTTATAAGGAAGTGTTTGCAACGCAAGCGTCTAGGCTGTACAATCAGACGTTTGTATCTCCATAAGCTATTGCGATATCGCCCAGAAGGGATACCGCTGTGCTTATACGAGTCAAATGATTCATCAGAGCATGGTCCTCGAATACCCTTGAACTTACTAGGGATCCAAGAATCAAGCAATGATTCCACATTTGAATCGTTAACCATCCAACGTAGGCTAAGGATCCTGCGCAACCGATTCACATCGGTCCACAGCCCCATAACCGTTTTAGGTTGTGTGGTTAGAAATACAGGCCTAATAGGTCTGCCATTAAACCAATCGGCTCCACACGACTCCCTGAAAGGTCCTTGAAAAAAGGATTTCTCAGAGTTTATGGAGAAGCCAAAACAGTTTAATGCATGCACAACCCGTTCAGAAATACTGTGTCGAACGATCAAATCGTCACCGTACACAGCACATTCTTGGGGGTCATACACTCCCGAATCAACTTTCATTACACCATAAATTGCTGATGTAAATAGAGCAGTTTCGAGTGCAAAGGTAAACCCATTGCCCATGGACGACATCTTTTCGTAAGTCAAGACATCGGTGCCAAGGTCCCCGGAAGGAGACCTCAACTTCATGAGGTAGGAATACCATTCTGTCGGTAAGAGCAATTCGCAGAGCTTCAGAGAAATACTATCTGAAGCCGCTGCAAGGTCGAGGGTTACAAAACTATCCTCTTCCTCATTGCGCAAAGAACCGACTCGAGCCAACTCCTGATTCTTTGACTGGTCGTCAATGTCTACACCCCATCGTTTTAAACGACGACGGATGAAGCCATCAACTCCCAATTGGAGATACAGGTTTAATGCTGGCTCGATTGCGATTGAACGATCTGTAAGAGCGTTCTTTGGCACGAAAGTGATTCTGTTTCCATCCACTATCCTAATTACTGATGACCAAAATGTGTCCTGATTGAGGATGATATGCTTCGGAATTTTGTTCCGCTTGCGATAATCATCTTCAAGGGCACCTAGCCATCTAGGATCAGATTGGATGGAGAAACGGGCTTCCAGGTAAGCGTCCGCTGTACACGAGTAAGGCCAGTTTCCATATTTATGAAAATTGGAGACTAAGCCGTCCTTGGTGTCAACGTTCGCACCTGGTCCATGACGTGACCATTCCGTCAAGAGTTCTCTGCTTGGCAAAGAGTGACCAAGCAACTTCTTTAAAAAAGTTCGCGCATATGTTAAAACACTATGCATCCACTCTTCATCAGCCCAACTGAGAGCTGTATAACCACCATGGTTATACTCCCAGCACACATCTTCAGCAGCCATGAACTTCTTTATGGCCGCGTCTTTACGTGCTTGTGCGTCTGAAGGGTAGCAGAACTTCTTCAGAAGTGATGTTATCTGATAGACCGCGCGCGTTGCCGCTAGAGATCTACCTTTGAGGTAGTTACACTGTATACCCCATTCCTCTGACAAAGCAAGATAAGATGCATGATCACGTAAACGTATGATCACTTCTAATCTTGATTTTTCTTCGTCTGTGAGGAGATAACTTAGGTCCTCGACAAGTTTGTCGAGTATCTTCCAACTATAATCAGTCGGAATGTGCAATTTGATGCTATTTTGCATCGATTGCTTGCGTTTCCTTTTCGACTTACATTTCATAAGTACGCTCCGAGATAGAAATGAATGCGATTCAGCCAGTTAAAAGCTGAATATAATAGATCGCGAGGTCTAACAAGGCCCCGAGTAACCTACGTAAAATTTCTTCGACTTCTTGGTTGAAGAAACTATACCATAAGTTTATTATTTAAAGCATCCATAACCGTGTCAGAGTCAAGGAAGGCAAGTGCTCTCTGCCGGATAATCAAAACATCCGCAGCAGATACACCTACCGGAATCGAAAAACTAATGTCAAGAATAAATGGTGCTGTCAGTGTCGAAACACCGTCTACACCATCAACAGAGAAGTCCTTGGTCAGCTTGATAGCTGATTTCGAGACGCCTTTGAAGTTGCCATTAACTTTCGGGAACGTACGATACAATGATACAGTATCACGAGCATCGAGTGCATGGTTTTCACCAATGTACACAGACCTGTTTTGATATTCATCATAACGGGTATATGTCTCGGGTACTATTGTTGTCGTGTCGTTCAGGGTGTCAACATTCACATTTATTGTGTCTGCTTGCATGGAATTACTCCTTAGTACTTTCATCATTAAAGAGAAGTTAACGTCGTCGATTATTATAACTCGACAACATCTTCTTACCAATAATAATAAGGTCTAAAAGTTTAAAAGCATCAAGATTCACTTTAAGTGAAGGTATGAGGCTCAGTTCGGGATCAACAGTACGAATTTTCCAGTGTTCTAGTTGGTCACGATGACCAGACCAGGACCGTTCGTCTGCATAATTGCAGTCGGGACAAACGTTTGCTGTTGAAACCAGTTCATTTCGCAGGATAGAGGTATGTTCTACCACTACCCAGGAGGCGAGCTGTTTAACACCCACACTGGGCGAAAATCCAGCAATAATATCGGCGATGTTAAAAAACCAACCAAAGATAAACGAGAATGGAGTAATTTCCCACATCGTCTCTAAAAATTGGTCTGCGCCCCAAACCGAAAGGTTTGTGAGCTCAACATCAGTCAATATCCCTGCTCGAACGTCTGTTTCTACGCGGTGCCATCGTTTCACTTCGGATGTATGTAAATATCCGTCGATCGTGATGACATCGTCGTTTTCAAAGACGCCCTTCGCAAAACCTCTAGCTGTTGCTCTCATACTTTTAAGGTTCTTAGAAACTTCCAGAGCCTTTACAGTATTTTGAGCATCAATCATAAGAGGTCTTATAGCGTAGCGGAGTTCCATATACCGATCTTCGAGTTCTTTCCTAGATATCTGCTTCCTAAGATATTTATAATCCAGAGTTTTTAAAGCTCTGAAAATCTTAAAAAGCCTATAAAGGATCGTCTTCATTGATTCGATAGACTTCTTTCCCTCAGCTAGAACCATTAAAGCTTGCATTTCATTCGAACTTGCGTTCGCGTGGGCTGCAGCTACGGCTCTGTTGATAAGATTATCAACATAAGGCTGAAACGCATCATCTTGGCTGGGAACCAAGAACTCACCTAAGTCAGTTGCTGACATAGGCCAGTAACCAGACCATTCATCACCGTAAATCTTACCGCCGGACTCTGATAACAATTTTCTATTGAACATTGTTGGTAGAGCTTCGACAACCTGGACCTCGGATAACGTCATAGGGTTATTAATAATTTCCCCATTCGAAATCCGTGCCTTGTAATTCGGTGTAACGACATCTTCCATCCTCTTGTAATTACACCAGGGTACGAACGACGTAGTCGCTTCGATATCAGTGGTGGTACCAGAGCCATCATGTCTTTTACCATAAATGGTAACAGACTCAGATGGGTCGGAAGTGTCATCAGATCTAATTCTCATAGTTCTTCTCCTTCTGAGACGAACAGTGAGGGATAACCTCAAAGGCTAAACGCCTCATCCTTTAAGATTAACATCAATTTCACGCCAACTTTTGTTCGCGTGTAAAAAGATAATATTGCATGCAATATGCAAAACCTATAGCAACGCGCTATAAGGCTC